GGAACCTGCCACCCAGAAAAATGACATGTAAAAAGTTATCTATTTTTTTTATTGACAACAACTTACAGAACCTTTTACTTTTTAAGTCATAAGTATGGGTATTATCAACAACCATGCTTCTGTAAGTGCCACTTCCTTGTGTAAGTGCCTTAAAATCAAGGGGTGGGTTTTGCCTTTTCTGGCATTTTATAAAGCCTTGATATAAAGCCCCTAACAACATGGCAACCCCCCAGGCCAGTCCAAATAACATCAGATGGGTTGGTTTCATTTGATCTTTTTACTCAAGAGAGTAGCCCTTTTTCTTCTTTAAGCCCTTTATATGCATGTATTTAGCTGTTTGTTTGTGGTCTTGGCAGGTCGTTATTGGGTCATTCCTGGGGCATTCCCTGGGTGGCTACCGTTTATTCCTTGCCCAGATGGGGTGTCCAGGATACCCCCCTTTATGGGGCTGTGGTGTCCATGGGTTGGCCATGCATGGCTAGGCTTGTGGCGGGGCTCCCAGGCGGCCTGGCGTGGCTTCCTCACAGGCTCCCACCTGCCTCTACCCATGCCTCTACCAGGGGCTTGGCTTCCTCAATGAACTCTAGCCTTTGGGCTTCTGACCAGGCTGATGGGCTCTTCTTGGTTACCCACTGCTTGGCCTTAAAGACATAGGCTAACCAATGGGCTTGGGGTCTGGGGCTTGAGCCTTCAATGGGGTCTGGCAAGATACCTGCCCATAGGCACAACTGCTTGAGTTCCCCTGGCTTTGGGCTGGCCAGCATGGCCTTGGCTTTGGCCACCCTCTCCAGGCGTCTACCCTCCTCACCGTTTATGCCCCCAAATTCCAGCACTGCCTCCAGGTCTAGCCCCTCACTCCTAGCTGATAAGAGTAGTTGCCCAGCATCGGCGGCCAGGCTGATGGCTTCTGCCATGTCCTGGATTGCCTGTTCCCTGGCCTGGCGTAGCTTGCATACTGTTTTTTGTAGCTCCATTCCGATCTGTTTTTCGCTCATTTTAGGATGTCCTTTTGGTTATGCGTAAGCCTCGGCCAACTCCTCGGCCTCGACTTCTGCGGGTGGTTCTATCTCTCGAAATCTGTGCTGGGCAAAGCCTCGCTCCGGGTGGGGTGTGGTCGTGCTTAATGGGTTGTTGATGCCCTCTAAATAGACCACCACCTCGCCTACCTCTCCGTTCAAAGCTACCCCTATGCCTATGCCTCTTATTGTGTACTGCCTATCCTTGGTGGGTAAGGCGTTGTAAAAGGCTAGGATGTCGGGTGGGAATCTGTCGTCCACGCACACTACTTTTGAGCCAGTTGTCACCGTTTTTTCCCTCGCTTTTTAATGCCTTTTTCCCACGCTTCCTTGTTCCACTTGGGGCATTCCTCCCGCCTCTTTTTGTGAACCCTCAAGGCTCGTTCCTTGTAAATCTGCCTCACCCTTTCGCTCCGTTGGATGCGTAAAACTAGGCCAGTCCGTTGGCTCAACTCCGTAAGGCGAGCCGAAATAGCCGCCCTTGTGTAAGGCTTGCCAGTCGAGGGGTTGATGTAACGCTTTGCGATTGAGGTTAGGCTGTCTGGGCTTCGGTTCGATGCTAGGGCTAGGAGTGCTTCGTCCAAGGTGTCGTCTCGCCTATGCCTCAACATTTGCGAATCGCCCTCGTGCTTGATGGTCTGCTCAACCACCTCTGCCGTGAGCTTCGCTAGTTGGTCTAGGTCGATGGCTGGGTTCATCGCCTTCATTTGGGCGAGCCGTTCCTTGACTCGATCTTCTAGGGTGTCGATATGATCTGCCATATTTGGCGTGTAGGATGCCAAGATTGAGTCGGCTGGGTCTTGGCCTTGATGGTGGTTCATTGGATTTCTACAAGTGCTGTCCGTCCCACCCTTGCCAATTCCCGCTTTGCTTGCCGTTCCGTGGCATAGAAAAGATCAACGACTGGGAGCTTGGTCTTGCCCGATGCCTTCCGTGAGATTACCGCCGTCCCGGTATCGTGAGCGTGGTATGCCTTGCCCTCAATTAGTAGGGTCGTTCCGTATGGGATAATTTTAGGGTCTACTGCACAAGATTTGCCGGAGACTAACCGTTTTCCAGTAGAGCTTTTATAGCCAAACTCGTCCTCACCCAACCAGTACGCCGTGATGCGAGCTTTGATTGTTTTCTTGGCTGGTGGCTTTGGTGTTTCGATCATTATGTTTGCACCCTGCACCGAACCGAGGATGCCGATTGCTAGGATGAGTATTGCTTTTCTCATAGTTAAGAAATGAAGTCGCTCGCACAAATGGCGGTAGCGTCTTGAGGGTGATTCGTCCCCTTTAGTTCTTTTGCCCTGCTCGTTGTCAATCGGGGTCTTGAGCTTGTCGATCTGTGCTTCGATTGCCTTGGCCTCCATCTTGTTAATCTTCACGCTTTACCTCCGTCCAATGGCATCGCTTGTTTGGTCTTTTGATCTTGCCCCTGCCCTCTAAATATCGTAGGTGATACTGAATTGCTCCGTGTGTTTTTTTTAGCACTTCCGCAATCGTGCAAGTGGGGATTTCGTTTGTGATTAGGGTGAACACGGCATCTCGGAGCATATCAATGGTGGCTTGGTTTCGAGTCGTGGCGTAGAGCTTTTCCAGTTCCTTGCCGGGGTAGCGGTCAGCAAGTATGCCGTTGGCCTTGGCCTCTGGGGTTGTGTATGCTTCGTTCATTGAGTTTGCAACTTACTTTGAGTTTTTATTGAGGCAAGGGTTGGTTTTGGGTTGTTCAACATCCCACTTCAAAAGCATTCTGTCCTTCGAATTGCAGAAATAAACAAACCTATGCTTTTTGCTCCGTTCCTTCATATAAAAATTGTCTCCATAAAGTTCTTCCAACATCTGCTTTTTGCTTTTCTTGTCTGTGGATTGCGGCACGCTGTTTGATACCGTCTTGCTGTGCATTTTAATTCCCTTAACTTGGTATTCTAAAACTGGCTTTGTTTGCCCAGTATAAATCCAATTTGTCGATCTATAAACTATGCCAGAATGGTTTTGCTCCGTGTCTGCATAGCTTACTATTATTAGGGCTGGCCTTATTTTGCTTAACTCTCTTAATGCCCAGCCAATGAATCTACTTTCGGAGTTTTTTGGGCAAATGTCATTCATCCAAAGCCTATTTAATTCATATACCCTTTCTTGGTTTTCTCTACCGCAAACGCCAATACACAAGTGTTGTGATGGTGGCTTACCGAATGTGATTATCCCAACCAGATTGTTATTAAAGAATGCTCCGAATGCCCAAGTTATAGGAGCTTTTCTGTGGGCATAATGGCTTTCAACCGCAACAAGATTAGCCGTGTGATTTGTTATTGGCCTAAACAAAAGTTGGAGCGGCGAGGTCGGAATTGCACCGCCATCCTCCCCTTGGAATAGGGGAAGCTCTACTGTTGAGCTATCGCCGCCAAAACTCATAAATAATACTCCGCTACGCTTTTTCCGCTGTTCGTCTTTATGGTTCGCTTCTGAACATCGTAACCAGCCTTTCGCAAATCACAAACTCGGCTCGCCAATCTGAAACACTTGAACCAATCGAGTGCTTCCAAAGCCGTGAGTGTTCGACCCGATTGCAAGTGGGCTAGGATGCGAGCGTTCTGGTCGTGGCCTTCTGTCTTAACTGGGTGCGTGGTTCGCATAAAAGGCAACTCAAACTGCTCTGCCTCTACCATCGCAATCATCTTGAACCTCCTTTGGCCTTGCGAACGGCAAAGTTACGGCTCTTTGCGTTCATTATGGTTGTTCTGTGGACTCCCCAAGCTCTTGCAAGCTCGCTCATCGACATCCCGCTATCGAGTTGGTGCTTCCAGAGCGTCCATCGCTTCTTGACTGTGGAGTATTCACGATTTCGCCTTGCTCCATCCTTTCCACGAGTCGGAATAAGCTCTTTTGGGATGTCTAGGGGGGTAGTTACCCCTATTACGAACCTTTCAAGACCTTTAGAGGCCAATTCTGCTCGATTTTGAGCCATTGTAGCGGTTAGTGTGGTCACCATTTGCTCAAACTCACGCAATTTGTCCTCGCATAGCTTCACCCGGTGGATGGTTGCCGCTAAAACCATATCTTGAGGGTAGTTCACGGACACCCCGCTTCTACCCAGTCACTATGGGTGTTGAATCCAGCTAATTTATAGGTTGGTGGGGATTCGCACCCCGATTTGATTGGTTTCTTCATTGGTTGGTTGTTTCCTTTTGGTTGTTGGTTGCTCCGTCTCTGACAGTTTCTTGCACACGCTCGCCAGTCCTTAACCGATGCCTTGCCTCCGACCTTCCATCCGTTGCTCTGGTAGTAATCAAAAGCCGACTCTGCATCCGTCTGCCTCCATCCGATCTCTTTAGCAAAGGCAATCCATTCAGCGAGCGTGGGGCGTAAGCCCTCTCTCTCTTTCTTGTTATCTATCTTACTATTATTGTTACTATTACTATTACTATTATTATATACAATAGATGGCTCATCTTTGGTACATAGATGGTTCATAGATGGTACATAGATGGTCGATCTATGGTTCATCCTTCGTGCATATCCAGCCGATCTTTCCTCCATCTTTGCCAATCCAGAGGCCACTCCTCCGTGATAGATTGCCCCATCCTTTAGCTCATAAACCCCAGCAACCTCAAGCTCTTGCAGTAAAGGCTTGGCATCTTGCCCAACCATTCTGCTTATCTGTTCGGGGGTGGGTATGTGTCCATTGATGGTTAGCTTGCCGCCGGCGTTGGCCTTATACATAAGGCAGAGCAAGTGAATCCATAGCCCTTTAGAGGCAAGGCTTACCAATGCCAGCTTCTCATTAGCCAGCCAGCGGTTAGGCTCGAAGGGAAACCAGAAGGAATCCCGCCTCATTTCTTGGCCTTTTCCATATCTATCTTCTGATATTTCTTGGCTCGCTCCAATAGCTCTTTAGTGATACGATGGCTATAATCTAGGTGGCTGATGATGTCCTTGTAGTTCTCCCGCTTTGCGTGGTCGAAGTCCTTGAATAAATCCTTCAACCTTTTCGACACGATTGCGTGAAACTCATCTACTAACTTTAATCTTTTAACGCTCATTTCTTTTTCTTAATCCTTTCAATTATGTCTTTTCCCAAATCCCACAATGCTCCGCTCACAAATATGATTGTGAGATAGAGACTCAAGCACCCTAAACCGATGACGAACAAGTCCCACAAAGCTCTCCCTATGGATGAAAGGAAAGTTACCATTTGGGTGCAGTCGGCCAGCTTGACCAGAGCCGAATGTCCTTTTTAAGTACCTCGCCGAACGCACACACAAAGCGATCATCGAGATACCTACCGCTAAAGACCACACCGCCAGATTCCATAAGTATTCTTTCATCTTTTTTTGGGCACTCCTTGGCTGTATGCCATTCAATCATTGACCACTTGAGCTTTGGAACATCAACATCAACGCTCATCCCAGCCTCCGCAGGGCTACGACAACCTCGTTGAGAATGTCTTGAATGACTTGGTCTTCCGTTCCGTCTGCTAGTCGTTGGACGAGTTCGGCACACCGCTCTCTTTCGAGGGCGGCGGCCTTAATCATCGCATCGTTGATGATGTCTTGGATTAGGTCAGAATGGGATTTCATCGTTTGGATTTCCTTTCGCTATGGCATCTGCTTCTGCAAGAATCTCTGCGATGATTTCGTTGCGAATGATGTCGTTCTTATATGGCTTGCCATCTGCACCCGGTTTGAGGTCTTGCTTGGATAACCACTCCAAATAATCCAAGCCTTTGTTCCCAAAGGCGGCGATCTGGCGAAGCGTTGAGCCTTTGTGCTTGCCAAACTTTAACTCCATATCCCTCGGCTCACCACTATTCGTCTTGACCGCAACTCCGTTGAGCTTGTTGGTGATGTCTGCTAGGTCGGCCTTGCTAATGAAGTCTGCTTTTACTGTGTCTAACTTAACTGGCTTGGGTGCTTCCTCATATTTGTTGGTGTTGATGTCTTCAAAGCCACCGATGGGAATCTCCTCTGCCGGTGTCGTGCTCAACTTGGAATCTATCAGCACAACGATATGTGCGAATGCTGAACGACAAGCCCTGCTAATTGCTCTGGTCTGAACCATAGCCCTTTTTGCATAGGTCGGACGCTCAAACCACATCTTTTCGTCATCACCCAAGAACCCCTCGGCACTTGAGATTACTTGGCCGTTGTCCATTCGCTTCACCTCACCGATGCAACGGTAGCCGTCCTCAAGACGCTCGACATCTCTTGCACTTGCAACACATCCGTGAGCTACTGCGATTGCCTGCCAGCCTTCAACTCGAACATAGTCCTTCTGGCCTATGCGTTGGCAAGTTTCTTTTACGATGGCACGACAAGCCCCAGCCACATCAGTCGCTTGGCGAATATGGGTTGAGACTCCGTTGCCGTTAGCTACTACTAATTCATTCATTGGTTGTTTCTCCTTGTTGGTTGTGGGCTACTCGTATCGATATACGCCAAAGCCCTCTTCATTTTCTCTTCTGGTTTCGGGTAAGTTCAAAGCGGAAAGGTCGTGCTTGGTGTCGAACTCCGTATCTGGATGGGGATAGGGTGGCTCTGCATTTTGCCTTGCAAGCTCGGCCTCATATTCGCCAAACATCTTCTGTCTTTCCTCTGCGGTCATCGGTCTGCAACATTCGCAATCACTCATTTGGTAATCCTTTCATTTATGGTTTTGATTATCGGGGAAAGCCACTTGGTACTGATGTCGTGGGATGGCACTCGGAAAACTAGGATGCCCATTGAGGCGGCGAGATTGTATTTCTCCATATCATTCAAGAAGCCGGTTGGCCTCGTGTGGCGACCCCTGCTCCACACCCCGCCCTCTAGCTCAATGGCCACGCCATCGATGTGGTAGTAGTCGAATCTAAATCTTCTCCCATCAGCAAACTTGTATTCCTTTAACAGCCCCCACCCACCCAGACTCTTCCAAAGAATATCAAACTTGGCTGATGGGGATAACTTCATTTTAGTTACGCCCCACCCAGTTCTTTGTGGGCAAGACTAGCTCTGGCTCTTTGGGCTGATTGCCCTCGGCCACGATCTTGTCTAGTCGGTCAAGGTCGGCGGCCACGCTTAAATAAAATCTGCGTCTCTCATAATTTTGTTGGTCAATGTGTTTTGCTAGAACCCTTATGCCCTGCAAAATCAAAAGCCCAAAGAATGCAACTAGGAAAATAATCACCAGCGTATCCTCTGTTTTTGCCACGAAGGGGAGCAATAGTTTGGGTTGGTGATAAAAGGATACTTGCCGTCATCCGTAGCCTTCATCACAAAGCCTTCCCAGATTATCTCGCCAGCCTTGTTGTTCTGGTAGTTCATCTCTTCCCAGATTGCATTTATCTTGTGGTGGGCAAGGCGAACAAAGCGGAGGAGCTTGTTCTGTGGCACATCAAAGGTCACGGCTTCGAGATGTTCGATCTCCTTCATCCTCTCTGCATAAGGCTTGGGATTGGCGGGGTCGAAGGCATCCATCACAACGATTGTGCCTTTGCCAGTCTTGGTTCGCTGTCCCATAATTTCACAGTCTACAAACCGAGACTTGATGCCAGCACCGAGGATTCGATTTGCCATTAGCTTGTGATTAGTGGCGAACTTGCCGTGGCGATTGTAGCCCTGCTGGGTTTCTTGGTCGAACCAGCCCCGCCATCCGTTGAGCTTGCCCTCGATGGCCGTATTGTCTGCAAACTCATCGTGGCTCGCTGGTACGATTGAGCCTATTGGCCGTGCTGGCAGTGGTAAGGATGTCATTCTTTTTTTGTAGGGATTTCGTTGGGTTATGGCAAGACTTATTTTAGGAGTTGCTCAACGATACAAAGGGTTGCACCAGCACCTACGATTAGTCCGATTATATAGGCTATGAGGATTTTGTTCATTTGGTTTTTCTTTCTTGGTTGGGGTTAGTTGTCGAAATTGATTGTCACGCCTTTGCCAAGGTTGCGATATACTTCTGGTGCGATTGGACTACGAATTACCGAAAGCCATTTGCAAAGACTTCTTTTGGTTTCTAGCCAATGAGTGTTGCCATCAACCTTTAGCGTAAACCTATGAAAAGTTCCTCGCTCGGATTTTGGTCTTTCAATGCTCGCTATTTTAAGCCCATCGAATGTCCACTCTTTGTTACCGCTTGTTATTTCT